AGCATACACCATCTGAAAATTGTTGTTGTAATCTTGATCTGTATTATCTACAATTTTCCAAGAATCATTTCCTGCAGAAGCAACGACAATAATTCCGTCATCAATTGCGTCTTGTATATCAGCCTGACGTGAAGTAAAGTAATAAGGAATATCCATTTTTCCGCCACTCGCGGGATCAGAAGGACAATAAAAACCTCGTGCTTGTAATTCAGCTTGAGTTAAATCACGACCAGGATTATAATCAACTCCGCGATAGGTTACTCGAGTAGGAACGCCCGAATCATAACCATCTTGCGCGCTTACGGCGTTTGAAATAATGCTTGATCCATAACTATTATTTGTAATTGTTGGATTACGTCTACCAGTTTCTGGATTAACAGATTTAGTGTTATGCCACTCTCTTATATAATCCCACATAAGCGAGGTTGATAAACTATTAGGATTCGTACTATAAGGACTAATATTATAAATGTTAGCGTCTCGAGCCCAACCTTGAGTATTGCCTGCTACTGTTCCAGCAACGTGACAACCATGATTGTTGTCAGTTACATCAGCAGAATTCGTATATGAGCCAGATCTATCGTAAACATAAGTTCCATTTGATCCACCTGAGACTGCGTTCGTTAAAGAAAACCAATTAAATTGTACTACACGACTTCCGCCACTTCCGTCTGGATTTACAGCAAATTCAGGATGTGCTGGATCAATATGACCATCAACAATGACTACATCAACATTTTTTCCAGAAGCAGTTACTGTTAAATCATCAGTAACAAGAGATGTTCCATTCGCACCCCAGTTATTTCGATTTGTTGCTTCAGAAGATCTTAATAATCCCCAGTTTAAATCGCTGGCGTCTGCAGCCCAAGATTTGTCAAACTCTCCATTTGTAACTGACCATCCGTGAGGCCGAATTGAGAGATCAACAATTTCTCTAAGATCTACATCCCACACTCGAGGATCTTTTTTGATTTCCATTGCTTCTTCATAAGTAAGCATGTAATGTGTATTACGAGAAATGTTTCTACGTTCACGACATTGCACTCTTCGCTCGGGAATAGTAATACTACCACCTGGCGTTTCCATGTCTTCGTAAAAACTTTCAAGATCGTTTTTATCGTGAAGAGTAACGATCCATTCTCGTAATGCCGACATATTAACCCTCTAGTTGTAAAGCTGTTAGAGTAACTGCAACAGTAGATGTAGAACCAGATAGATTTGTTACTCTGCAAGGAATAGTGGTGTTAGGAGTTGCTTCAAAACTATATCCAAAAGCGCCAGGTGAAATTTGAATAATCTCTGCTCCTCCTGTGATTACTTCAGCAATCACACCTGATCCTGGAGTCGGGTCTGTTGTTTGTGTTCTTGAAGCATCAGCTGATCTTGCTGATCCGTGAGAATAAACTCTTACCCAAGCAGCGCGATCGGTTTGAATAGCCATTAAAGCATAACCTTTATATCCTGTGATATCGAGATCACCAGATGCGTTGTTTGCGAGAGAAGAAGTCGTTCCAGATAAACTACCTCTTGCTACAAGACCCTGAACAGAACCAAAAGTAAATGTTCCACTTCCGTTCGTAGTTAAAACTTGTCCACTACTTCCATCTGAGATACCTAAATCAGTTAACACTGTAGGAACATCAGCGTCATTCGCAAGTTCTACCCATTGACCACCGTGAGCAAAGTATGCTTTACCCGTTGCGTGAACGTGAGCAAACATACCATGATATGTGCTTGCGTTTGGAAGATCAGTTAGTGCTTCAAAATAAAATCTTAATTTGTGTGCTCCGACGCTAGGACTATCTAATACGCCAGTAACGATACCACCACTCAGTGCACCCGAGTTGGAGGTGTTTGCGTTGTAATCATACAGTTCCGTAAAGTTCGCATTTACTTTTACGAACGCGTTACGGAGGTTATCACCCGTACCGTCGTCAGGAACCGTACCTGTATTAATTACTTGTTTTGCCATGTCTGCTCCTATATATTTTTAACTATTTATTCCTATGGCTTTTGTGTAGCATCAGCAGAAATTACAGTCACATCAGCAGTGTATGCACTTGTGTCAACACTGAGAGATGCACCATCGCCCGGAATCACCTGACCCGGTCCGACAATTGGATCTCCACCTTCTTCACTATCGATTTTAATGTTCTGTATAAACTTATGACTTATTCCAGCTTCAAGAGGTCCAAACGACATCTTTCTTTTGTGAAGGAAATCACCAAAGAGCTTTGTACCCGCGAGGTGAACAGTTCTACGCAAAGGTTCTTCATATACGTTTTTAGACACTGTGCCTTTAATTTCATAAGAATATTCTTGATAGTAATCACTATCTTGAATTTTCATGTTTCCATCAAAATATTCGAACTTTCCAGTTTCTTCATTCGTCCAGTAACCATTGAGTTGCGAGTTATAACTTGCCCAATAACCTGAACCCACACCTTGAGCCTGTGCTTTAAGTGTAGCTTTTGCTGCGATAACACCATTTTCGTCTCGAAGAAATACTTCTTCTCCATCTACATAACCTAATCCCGATTCATAAATATCTGCAGATCGTATACGTCCAGTAGCAAAAGTTGTACGAGATTCGATATCAGCACTTTCACCAAGAATATCTGCGTTGTAATCACGAGCAGCATATACCACTGCATAATTGTTTCCTTTATGAACAAGAGGTCCAGCGTTTGATTCAAATCCATAGTAACTATAAGGACGTGCTTTAATAAATCCTTCTGATGCATTTACGTCAGTGATCACACCAGTAACAGTTGTATTCGAGTAAATTCCTGTATTTGCTTGTGAAATACTATCTCCTACAGACATCGCTGCACTCACTTCTTCGAGAACAACAACTTGCTCGTATCGATCAAATGCTGACATCGTCTCGTCTCGTGCAATCGTAAATACGTCGTTAATATATTCGTCACCAGGATTGATGTTAATTAATTCGTTAATTGTACCAATTCTAAAAGGTGTTAAATCAAATGCTTCATCTAAAGGAGTTGAGATTGTAATAGGATCTGTATTACCTGACATTGGTTGAAGCGCAGGAGGAACTGTGTTATAGTTAGAAGAATTCAGAGGTACGTTGAGAAAATCACCAATGATATCAGTGATCAAAGAAACTTGTTCGATGTTAGTAATTCCAACTCTAACATCTCCTGTGTTAGCCGTGTCAGCATACATTGGTCCTGGCGAGCTATCATTTTTATCTGATATCAATTGAATTGCGCCAGTGTTTGCGGTCACTGCTGTAATTAAAGGTGAACCGGCTCTGTCAGTTGCTGAAATTGGTCGAGCTACATCAAATTCATGTGCTGTGTTTGCAAACCAAACACCTACAGCAAAAGCATTTTGACCCGTGACTACACCGACATTTCCTCCGGTGTCAGTAAACGTTTCTTCAATTTCAAAAGCAATATCAGGATTAGGCAACACAATCACTTGACTTGATACTTTTAATCTTGTTGATTCTTCTGTATAACCAAAGCCACCGTCTCGAATTGTGTATACAATTTGTCCTGTAAACTCGTCTTCGAGATCTGTAACAATCGCTTTACCACCTTCTCCATTAGGTGAATCGATATCTAAAATATCACCGATGTTATTTCCTGTAGTTCCGCCGTAATCTAAATCAATTGTTAAAGCTTGTGCAGAACCATTTAATCTTCCGAATGAAACTTCGTTTCCGTTAATCGTTGTGAGAAGATCGTCGTATTTAATAAAGTCGTCTTTTACATCTGAGATATAAACAACAGGAGTAAGAGTATTGTTAATTAAAATAAAGTTAATTTTATCAACAGCCGCTCGAGCTTCTGAAATACTTCCTCTAATATTTTTACCAATTAAATCTTTGTATGTAAATACATTTCCGTCGATATCTGTGAATCGATTGTCGTTAGGAAAGAGTTGAAGATAAACACCTTTGCGCCAATCTGAATCAGAAGGCTTGAACATTTGTGAAGAAGGATATTTAATTTCAACATCTTCTTGATAAAACAAACGAAAGAATAAAAGAATACCACCCGGCGTACCTTTACGACGATAGAGATCCATGATATTTTTAACAACAAATCGTACATCTGAGTCTGACATCAAAGGCAGATCAGCCATAAACATCTTATGGAATTGTAAAATAAGCGTAGAAGCCGTTGTTGATATATCTCGATTTTCAAATAATCGGCGGTTATTATAAACCGATTGATTTGTTGTTTCTTCTAAAAATCGAAAATATTCTTCAACGAATTCAACGAGATCAGGACCAAACTCTTTATAGAGAGCTGGAAACTGATCGCGTATCTTAAACGCTATCTGTTTTTCTATCGGTTGGACCATTATTTCGTCTCAATTAAGTTGATCGTTACGTCGTCGTCTCTGATAAAGAAGATTCTTCCTTGGGGTGATTTAATATCATCTACTGCAGTTTGAGCAATGATTTTGATTTCTCGTCCAGTATATCCATCTGTTTCGAAGTCTGTAAGTTTTACAACACCTGTTTGATAATCTACAGTTCCTACTTTTGGTTTTACAATCTGTGGATTTGCTACATCACTCGTGACTTGCATAATATTACCAACACCATCGTCTTGTAAAAATACATCTACTGCGTTAGAAGAGAATACTGTACTTTTAATTGCGGGTTTAAAGTCTGTAAATCCATTTAAGTTTCTAAACGGATAAGGTTTATGTAATTTTGCTTCAAATTTAAATGTAGGATTCTGTTTAACATTTGTAGGTGGTGAATAAGGAATATACGGGAAAGCACATGTACTATTTGATTGAATTGCTACATCTTCTGCGTCAATCAAACCCGATAAACGAGAGATACGTAAAACTTTATTAAAGTCGTCAAGATTCTCTGTTGAATATTTTTGAATCACACCTCGAATAATTGTTTCTAATTGACCAACACTTTTTGTTGATGTTGTTGCACTATAATAAGCATCTACTTCTAAGTTTGCGTAATAAAATTCTGATTCAACAAAAATAGGTTCAACCGCAAGAGGACTACGCTCTTGTAAGTAATTAATATAAGTTGTAGCGAGAGTACTTGAGAGAATCTGTGTCTCTTGTCCTAGATAAACTGATATCGCAACTTTACCGTATTGAGGCGGATCAAGTTGATCACCTGAATAAGCAGATACAGCTACGATTTCTGGGAATTGTTGTTTTAAAATGTTTTCATAATCAGAAGAAGTTACAGCACGCTCTTGAATCTGAAGAGACTTAGGAGCAGCAAATCGAATACTCTCTACAGATTCTTCGTCTGCACCACCTGTTGCAGCAGCAAGTGTCGTGACTGTTGTTTGTCCAGTTTCTGAAAGCTGAACAGAAAATTTATTAATTCCGTTTGCTTCTGCACCAGAAGTAATACGATATTTTACACGTACGTCTTCTACTTCTGTCGGTTGCAAACCAAAAATATTTTTACCAAAATAAACTGTATAACGACCATCGAAATAAGGTTCAACATAGAAGACTTTATCTGTAGGTCCTACACCAAAGATATCATTTTTACGAACAAACACGTTACGATCTTCTGTTGCTTCAGCATCTACAAACACTTCAATACTATCTGTATCTGCGTTTTCGTTTGTTAAAATCACGCGAAGAATTCCGTCATCATCAACAAAGAAACCTTCACGTTCAAAACTTGTGAGCATTGTACCTTCATACAATGTGATATTATCTGACTCAAACACACCCGGCGCTGTTTTACGTAATACATATGATTTATTCGTTACGAAAGTAAAACTTTCACCTTGGAATTGCGCACTAAATTCTGCGTATTGAGGAATCGTAATTGTTTGACCTTGAATAGTAGTATCGTTAACTCTTACTCGAACAATTGCACGAGCAGATCTTTTCGAGCGAGGAAGATAATTAAGTTCTTTTGCGTGAGAAATAACAGAGTTACGAAGAATAGCTGAGTCGAGGAACATCTCATTGATTGCCATATTCGTATAGAAGTTATTTTGAAATGTATTATAAGCGAGAACATCTAGCAAAACACTCATGTTAGACCCGTCATAGTCGTAATCTTTAAACTTTGTTTGTGTTCGCATATAATTTTTGAGTTGATCTTTGATGTTCTCAAAGTCTAACTCTGTAATATTAAGTTTAGCCATTTATCTTGTCCTCTCTAAGAATACACTTAATTCTAGCGGCTGTTCTTGGTTTGTAATAAAAAATTTAACAGTCACTTTTACAACATTATCATCTAAGTTTCCTGTTACAATTACGTCTCTCAAAGTTGCACGAGGTTCATAAATCTCAATTGTCGATCGAACTGTTTCTTCAAGAAATTTTAACGAAGCAGGGGTCATGTTTTCAAATAACATCGCTCGGACATTACCACCTAAATTGGGTTGCATCAAACGTTCGCCTCGATCAGTTAAAATTAAGTTTCTCAAACTCTCTTTAACTGCGTCTTCGTCTTTGATCAAAGCTAGGTCATCAGACAAAGGACTAATACTTAAGTCCTTTTTAAAATCTGAATATATTGAGATCTTTTTAGATCTCGCTGTGACTAAATTAATCGTCATCTTCTATCCCAGCTCCTTTGTGGTCCTTCATCGCAGTGAATAAAACTACTATAATATCCAATGCCTACTAAACCATTTCTTCTTGCAATCGCAGCAAATTCATACATTTCTTCAGTATTAAATCCTGGCCATGTAATATCAAGTGCAGTGCCTTGCATATGCTTTGAGTTTCTTGCAGCACCTACACCTGCGTCTCTTAACGCTTGGTTATATGCTGGGCTACGATATGCACTGTTGATCTGCAAGCGTTTACCAAACTCTTCTTGACATCTTAAAAGACGAGTTCTTGTAGAAACAGTTACTCTATTCCACCCTTCACTTCCCATTCTATCAGGACCTAATCCCTGTCCAAAACTTAATCTTGAGCTGCGCCCATTCCAAATATCTTCCCAAGAAGGAATTCCATCAACTTCTTCTGCCGACGGAGCCATCGAGTTTCCTGCTGGAGGATCTATATCTACTTCCCCGGCCGGAATCTGAGATTCCCTTTCAGCAGCAGCATTTCGCGAAGCTTCTTGGCACCTTTGTCTAAAGCTATTTATTCCTTCTACACGTACTTCATCAGAATAACGAATAGCTCCTCCTTCTTGAACAGCGTTAGCAGTCGCTTGTGCGGAATTTGATTCAATCACTCGACCTGTCTCTTCATAATCATCTGCAAATCTTTGAAGAGGCTCTTTTACTTTATTCACAATCTCTTCAATAGTACCAGCAAAACCACAGATTCTAAAAACAAGTGTAAGAATCTGTTCAACGGATGGATTTGATATCTGAGCAACTGAAAAGTCAATAATTCCTTCTACTTTATCACAAATCTTTTTCTCGTTTTCTTCTTTCAGTGTTTCTGTTGCGTTTTCTTTAAGTCTTTGTCCATTTTCAAGAACACGAGCGTTTGTTTTAACTGGTTTTTCTTCTTCGTTTTGAAAAATAGAATCAAGTTTAAAGGCTGAGATCGCGTCACGAACAGTTTGAATCACCGCACAAACCGCTGCCATAATTTTTTCTTTAATTGCTTCAATTAAAGCTTTGACTTTAATTGCTTCAAAAAGAGCTTTTATAGGATCTTCTGCGTTACGAATTTTTTTAACAATCGCAGCAATCGCGCTTACGATTGCCTGTACTTTTTCGATAAGAGCAAAGACAGCAGCTGCAGCAGCAAATACATTGCCTAAAATACTACAAAATCCACCCATGATACTTGTGATCCAACTACCATTATAATAAGAATTTAATTGTTTTAATACTTTATTAGGATCTTGTTGATATGCTTGTTCAATACTTGTGGGATTATACAAATTGTCTTGATAAAACTCTGTAGCTTCTAAAGCAGTAATGGGTTGATCTAAATTTAAACGCTCTTGTAATAAAGGATATTGACTTACATCTGAAGCCTTTAAGAATCGATTCAAGCCCTTTACAGAATCAAAAACAACGCTCTCACCATAATTTTTAATATAACGAGCAAGTGCTGTGTTTGACACATCTGCTAAAATATTATCTTTAAACTGTTTCTCGAGAACAGCTACTTGATCAAGAGAAATCGATCCATCGGGATTTACATAAACAGGATTACGATTTACACGTTCGATGTTTGTCTCTAAAGGACCGCGGATATTAATCGTTTTAGGTTTACAAAGCGCCATGTTTATTCTCCTTGATCATCTTGAGATGAAATGCCTGAAGAAGTGATTGAAGAAGGATCTGCACCTTGCGGAACAATACTTGTACTACTTGCCGCAGGCTCAGGAAGAGAAGATATGTCTGCTCCTACATTCACAGTCGGTGTTGGAATCGCGATCACGGCAGGGAAAGAATCTTCTGCGGCACCGTTTGCCATACTTACGAAGTCGTCGATGTTTACAGTAGTTCCTTTAATATGTACAACACCTGATCCTCCTAATCGAGAAATTGCTCCATTTAAATCAAGAGTCGCAGTGCCTTCTAATCGAGTTGAAGGACTCTTCATGTCAAGTGTGCCTAATGCATCAATACCAAATACACCTAATGTTCTAAATTGAGTATTGACTGTTGATTCAATAAACAATCCGCCTTCACGAGGTGGTATACCAACTTCCCAAGGAATACCGTCAATTCCTAATACGCTTAAAGCTTTTTCTAAAGGACTTAAAGGTTTAACTTCCATCACTTGACATTTCGTTGCACGAGACATCATTACTGGTGCTTTCTGAGAATATCCTCGGCCAGCTTCGATTTGAACTTCATCACCGCCTTTAATTGATACTGTACCTGACATGCCAGCTAATCTTGCATCAATACCACCTCTTGCGTGAAAAATTTGACCAGTATTTAATTCCATATCTAAACCAGATTCAACAGTATATCTTCCACGGACAACAGTTGTATAATCACCTGTGATTTCTTCTACTTTATTTCCATTTACTCGTACATAACTATTTCCATTAATCGTAACAGTACTCATACCAGCACCGGGTTGATTACCAATCACTACATGTTGAGCTGCGTCATTGACTTCATATTTGTCTCCTGCAGATTTATGTGTAGTCGTACCTCGATGATCAATTTGAATATAAGATCCCGAGTTGTGATGAATCATAATACGTTCAGCACCAGGCGTATCATCTACTTCAATACTATGTTTCGCTGTTTCAATTGTGTAGTTATAAGGATATTGTGCGTTATAAGCTGCGGGAGGTTCTGACCAAGTAGGTGCTTGAATCTGACCGTTCTCGTATCTCGCTCCTTCAACGTCTCTTACTCGTCCGGCTTCTAATGAGTCTACGTACGTCTCTCGAATATGCTCTCCTCGATGAAGTCGAGATTGGCCGGGTTGACCAAAGTTTTCTGCAGCATTACGACCAAGTTGAAGTTCACAATTTTCTGAAGGAATAGTACCATAACCATCTGCTTCTGGATTAGGTACTTCTGTCATCTGTGTCGGAATAAGACCTAGAACCATTGGTTGTTGAGCTTCTCGTCCATCGAGAAAAACTCCAAAGACCCAGTCATTGAGATTTAAACGTTTATTAGGATTATAGTCTCCGTGCACTACAAGTGCCCACGGTAAACTTTCTGTCGGGATTTGACTATTATATCCATGTACGCCAAAAGCACGTACTTTTACTCGTCCTTCTTGACGAGGATCAAGAATATCTTCAATCACTCCTACAAAAAAGAGAGGATTTTTAATACCTACACCTGTGTCAAACATTATCCTTCACTCCCTGAACTACGCAAGCCCGTTCCACTCCAATCAAACTTCTTCACTGTAAGTGTAGTGTCAAGCTTTCCATGTACAAATGCATGCGCAGAATTTACAATTAAGTATTTACCTGATAATTGTTCGTTCATACTTGCCTCACGATCAACATTTACTTTCTGAATAGAGAGGTGAATCACCTTTCCTGGAATTAAATCTACGCGACCTTTCATAGTAAGAGAAAGTGTTACAGCTCCAAGGTGATGTTGATATGCGATTCGATTACTCGCGATCTGAGGAAAGAAAGCTTCACCTCGAAGACTCCCTCCTCCATTCATATCACCAATGCTCGCGTAATCTTTAAAGACAATCATGTCTTTTCCATTTTCTCGAGTAAAAGTTTCTTCCATAAACGCTGGACTATGAGGCATATTTTCTACTCGAACTTTTTCGCCATTCATATCTACAAATTCAGCGTCCGTTGCGTAATTAAAATAATGATCTGTAACTGTTCTGCGTACTAGATCTAACTCCATTACTCGATTCGAATAACCGCCTGAGAAAATATCTGAAGCAGTATCTGTTCCTCTTGAGATAACAGTCAATGAATCAACACGTTTAACTTGAGCTTCTGGGTCTCCACCAGTATTCTCTACGTCAGGTGCATAAAAGAGATTAAAGTTTTGATCTGTTTCTTTTCCTGCACTTACTAAAAACTCGTCAGTTACATAATAATATCCATTCCAATTCTCAAAGAATCGATATGTATTTGAAGGAGTATCAGGATTATAAGATCTTGAACCTAGAAAAAGCATCGCTTCTGTAGGGAGATAATTTGGAATAATACAATCAACAATACCTTCGGTTGGTTGAATCCATAAACTTTTTCTTGCTTCGGCGCTTGTACTTGAACCAATCAGTGAATATCTTACTGTATCAAAAGGAAGACCTTCTGAATCTTGAGGTTGACTTAATGGATGGAAATATTTTCTAAATACTTCTCGTGCAGTATCACTTAACTTTAAATTATATGCTTCAATAATACGTCTTTTACTTGCAGCAAAAGTACTTTTTGAAACAACTTGAAGTGTGTACTGAGCACCTGTTAAACTCTCATCAAACTTAATATCTGTTACAGAATAAACTGCGAGATCAAGTATAATTTTTTCTTGAGTATCTTGTGCTTGAATCTCAAGCTTTAAAGTTTCTTCACCTCGTATTGGATTCTCACCTTCAAGCATATTTGCGGCATCAAGAAGTGTTACTGTTCCTTGATAAGCAACAGCGTCTATACTTTGAACAAATTGAACAGAATTAATAATTTCTGAGATGTCAACGCCGCTTTGTTCGTCTCCTCCATAAAAGACGAGTTTTGCTTTAAGTATTTCATACGCGGATGGACTATATCCGATTTCACTGGTCATTTGAATTTCTTATCTTACTTTTAAATTCTTCAACAACAAGAGGCAAGAATCGTTTATCGATTAAGAAAATATCTTTTTTATTATCGTTTTTCGCTTCTTCATCTTGATAGATACGCCATGCCTGCCATTCGTCAGGAATGATACGTTTAATAATAATTTTATTACCTGTTTCTGTACGGAGGATAACACGGTCTTCAGCACGAAGATAGATCGTACGGAATGATTCGGGCGCTAGTCTAATTAAGTCAACAGCCATTAGTAAATAATTCCTCCAGTAGTACCAGAAGATCCATCATCAGAAGTATCTGTAACTTCTGTGCTTAAATCAACAGAAACATTTGAGTTGGCCGATGCGTCAACACTTACTACGTTGTTTGCAAAGACACCACCTACTTCACGATAATAGTAAACGATGTTTTCATCATTATCTTCTCTTGTCCAATCGAGAATATCGTTTCCTATCTTACCGCTTACTTCACGATATTTATCGATTAAGTAGTTATTAAATTCTTCTGTGCTCTTTGGCCATTGATGATAAGGATCAATAATATTATTTGACATGTAAACAAGCCACGTGTAATCTGTAGAACCATAATACCAATTTGCGATATCCTCTGGTCTTTCACCTTCTTCCACCGTATAAGTTAAAAAAGCAAGAGGATTTGTTGATACACTTTTTAAGAAAACATTTCGACGAGTGATATCTCGTACTCTCGCACCGTCATACTCTACGATTGGAAAATTTTCAAAATACTTAGTTGCCATGATTTACTCCTGTGGTAATTGATCTACGGAAGCAGCAGTCGGGCCTCCTACACCGTGATCATTAGCTGATTCAATTTCAAGTTCTGTAAAGTTCATGCTTAATGTAACAGCAGCAGGTTTACCACCCTTAATAATAGAGACGATACCTCCTTCACCATAATTTACACTAAAAGACGTCACCATCGATGTTTTAAACTTCATCCAGTGATCGTCGTTAATACCAAGTAGATACATATCAACTGTACTTGGATAATTCAATACTGCTCTTTTAATACCGATGAGATCTGAGACTTCGGGTAAAGAGTTTCTTTTAATAATACGTACAATCTCGCGAATAATATTTGAATCTTCTTGATTGCTAGGAAAAAGTTGCCAACTAAATGAATGTGTTTTCAAATCAACACCTTCAAAAGCGAGAGTCTCACGAGGGTTAATGACTTGGCCTAATACGTTATCAACACTTTTACCAATATCACCAGGTAGTTTTGATCTTAAGAGATACGCGGCTGCAGATGCGACGTTTGATGTCTCGATTCCACCCACTGTTCTAGCTAGATCTAAGATTTGTTGTTGTACATCACCACCAGAAGGTATACCACCTTCAATCATTTGTTGTGCAAATGCTCCTGCACTTCGAGCCGCACCGAGCGTTGCGCCACCAATACGATTTAATGTATCGGCAACAGTGTTTCCATCACCAGCACCTAATAAAAAATCTCGAGATGTAGCAGCGAGTCCTTCTATCGCGGTGTTACGTTCAAATCCATTAATACGAAGACCATTAGAATCTGTTAAGCTTACGGGAAAGGGAAGTTGAATCGCAACACTTCCCGCGAGATCTGCGTTTCGTGAATTTGTTCTACCATTATTACGACTTGTTCCAGGAATTGATGTTAACTTTCCTCTACCTTCCGTAAAAGGCTTGTAGTCATATTTTTTAAAAATCATCATAATCCCGTGAGGAGACTGCTTTGCTGGAAAAGTAGTCAACGTCTCATTGAATCTCGATTGAGATTGTTGTTTTGTTCCTGCTACGGAATTAGGATTGATCGCGTCGTCTGGCATGAATTCCTGCTCTCTTTATAAATATCTATACTTGTATATTTATACTGAACTATGGAGTGAGTTTTGGCTTATAATGGACGTTTTAGACCTAAAAATCCAAGCAAATACAAAGGTGACCCCACTAGGATTATTTATCGGTCTTTGTGGGAGTTTAAAGTTTTTAGGCAGATGGATATACATCCCGATGTATTGTGGTGGCAATCCGAAGAGGTGGTAGTTCCTTATCTCTCACCTATTGACGGAAGGCGACATCGATATTTTCCAGATGTAATTGCGCATGTAAAAAAGCCAGATGGAGAACGCAAGACAATTATGATTGAAATTAAACCTAAGTCTCAGACTCGACCGCCTGATATTCGAAATAAAAACACCGCAAAAGGAAGACTCTCAAGAAGATATCTTAACGAAGTGAAAAATTGGGGTGTTAATGAGGCTAAATGGAAAGCAGCAAGAAATTATTGTGCTGATCGAAAATGGGAATTCCAAATTTGGACCGAAGATCAGATAGGAGTTAAATAGGTGGCGGCAAAAGTATTTGATGATCTTTTATTAAAAGGAATTCGTGCTGGTGAAATACCAGGACGAACTGAAGCGTCACGTGATTGGTATCGAAAACGAGCTGCAGCTGTGAGCCGAGGGCGAGTAACCGAGAATCGACTAATGGCTCAATCAAAAGATCGAACAACCGGTAGTTTCACGATCGGTGAGATGTATATGTTTGGATATGATCCGAAACATAAAGCAACTCTTCCTTATTATGATAAATTTCCTCTTGTTTTTCCAATAAATACTGCAGCGGGTGGATTTTTAGGAATCAATATGCACTACTTGCCTCCAATGTTACGAGCAAGTTTGATGGATGCGCTTTATGATACTGTGACAAATAAAAAACTTGATAGCTCTACTAAGCTACGTATTTCATATGATGTTTTGAAAGGTGCTTCAAAATTTAGAGGTTTTAAACCAACCGTTAAACATTACTTAATGAAACATGTTCGAACACGTTTTATTTATGTAGAACCGACAGAATGGGATATTGCTTTATTCTTACCAACAGCACAATTTATTGGTGCGGGTAAACAAAAAGTATATGCCGATTCTCGTAGAATTATTAGAGGAAAATAAACTGTGGCTTTTAATGTAAATCAGTTTAAATCAAGTTTACATCGGTTTGGAGGACCTGCACACAATGGTCTTTTCCAAGTAATTTTTACAAACACTCCTTCACTTCCAGGAACGAGTGCTCGATCTCGTGATCTGAGTTTCTTTTGTAAATCTGTAGCGATTCCTTCAATCAATCTTCAAACATCAGAGTATCAAGCTGTAGCAGCAAGACCGAAGCAATTTCCAACAGGAATTACTTCAGAACAAGTCAGCGCTATTTTTATGCTTGATTCAAATCACCAGATTCTTTCTTTTTTACACGGATGGATGCAAAAAGTTTTAAACTATAGTACATCCGGAGGAGCGATGTCAGAAGTTGACGGGATGCTTCCTCACGAAGTTGGATATAAAGACGAATACTCTTGCCGTATGATTATTCGTTACTATTCAACATATAATAACGTTACCGGTTTTGGTAACACATTTAATACGGTTTTAAACGTACTTGATTTTTTATCAGGAGGAAATTATTATGAAGTTGTTCTTGACAATGCTTTTCCTATAGCTGTAGGAGATGTTGATTTATCTTGGGATAATCAAAACTCTTTTGCTACTGTTGGTGTAGGATTTTCTTATGATGAAATTAAATACGATGGTGAACGTTCTGGTTCACCTACTGCGAGACTCGGTCGAGGAAATGGATTACTCGATTTACTTACGACTGTAGGTGTTGTGAGTCAAATGGTGGGTGGTGATTTTAGACCAACCGGCGTTCAAGACGCAATAAATAAACTTACTCGTATTGATAATGCCGCCACACAATTGAATGGATTGTTTGGCAACTAATGGAGAAATAAATTATGGCTTTACCTAAAATTGATTTGCCGATTTTTGAGCTTGAACTTCCTTCTACTAAGAAAAAAGTAAAGTATCGGCCTTTCACTGTCAAAGAAGAAAAAGTTTTACTCGTAGCTCAAGAAGCTGGAGACGCAGAACAAGAGTTGCTTGCATCACGTCAGGTCGTTAATAATTGTTTGATTGACGTTAATGTAGATGAACTCGCGATGTTTGATCTCGAGTATATACTTCTTGTTTTAAGATCTCGTTCAGTAGATAACTCGGTAGCTTTTTCAGTAAAAGATCCCGACACAGACGAAGTCGTGAATCTTGAACTTGATTTAGAAACTGTTACAATCACAAAAAATAAAGATCATACAAATCAAATTCGTGTAAATGATGATTATGTTTTATTTTTAAAATATCCCACAATCAATGAATTTGCACAAATTGTAAAGATGGATCCTAAAGATCCTCTTGTGAATTACTTTATTATGGTTTCGTGTTTAGATAAAATTGCTTCAAATGATGAAGTACATCACTTTAAAGATTACGAACAAGCTGATATCGACGCTTTCATGGATAACATGACAGGTGACGTGATTTCTCAAGTTCAAAAATTCTTTACAACGATGCCTAAACTACGACATGATATAAAATATAAAAATAAGAATGGTGACGAGAAAACATTTGTAATTGAGGGTATGCGAAGTTTTTTTCTCTAGCGCTGTGCCATACAAATTTGAGTAATTGGTACCAAATGACCTTCGCGTTGGTACAGCACCATAAATATAGTATACATGATATAAATGAATTATTGCCTTATGAACGTGACTTATACTTTAATATGTTAATTGATTTTATTGAAAAACAAAAAGCAGAACAAAACAAAAAGGCGGGAAAGTAAAGTAACAAATGGCAGAACTATCAGCAGACACGCTCGCTATTTTAGATGAGCTTGATCGACAGGGTAAACTCTTACGCTCTGACGGCCGTGCGCATTCAATTAAATCTGTTAAAATTGAAATGAAGAAGTTTCAAGGTGTCTTCGAAGACATCGCAGTAAACATTCAAGCTCAAACCGATATGATGAGAAAAACTCTGAATATCGAAGAAAGTAGATTAGCTACTCAAAAAAAGCAAGAAGAACTTGCTGAAATTCAAAGAAAAAAAGCTGAAGAAGAATCTAAGCCTGAAGCTGCAGAAACTGCTAATGATCGAAGACCCGATGGACCCGGTTTATTTAAAATACTCGGTAATGCTTTAGGAAGCATCGGTGGTCTAGCGATTAAAGGTGCAATTGGAGTGGGAGCGGCTGCTTTAATGTGGCAGTTCGCAAAAGGATTTATTGATGAGCGTGAAGGTGCCGGAACAGCAGACGGATATATGGATTCAGTAGTCACTTTCATAGGTGATATGACAGATAAACTCGCTACTGCTCCTACTGTTTTTGAGAATTTAATTACCGCTGCTGAAAATGTTGCAACAGAAGCTGGTGAAATTGTTACTGCTTTTGAAGGCGTCAACTGGACAAGTTTAGGTAATGCATTTAAAACTGCCGGCGAAAAGATGGAACCAGCTGTTGATAGCATTATTGATTTCTTTCAAAATCCTTTAACATATATTCTACCTTCCATTGCATCTGGTGTGATGACTGCGATGATTGGTCGAAACGTAGGTGCTGCTGCAATGGGTAGAAGTGTACAAGGAGCGCCGATTAGTCCAGGACGAGCTCTTGTTACAGGTGTTACAGGCGCAGTTGCTCTTGGTTTAAGTCTTTATGGGGATCGTGTAAAAGAATGGATGCAGAATCAAACTTGGTCTGACAATGAAATTGCTGGATATAGATTAGGTGATGCTGCTTCTGAAGCGGTGGGTGTTGCTACTACGACAGCTCAATTTGCTACAATTGGTGCTATGTTCGGACCGACTGGTATTATTGCAGGTGCATTAATTGGTTTAACAGTAAGTCTTGGAAGTATTCTCGGAAGATGGATTCAGAGTCGAAAAGATGCAGCAACAGCAGATTTTAATGAAGATGTAAACAAACTTAATCAAATTTTAGAAGAAGTCGAAGATGGTAACTTTACTGATGATCAACTTGCCGAGATTGGAAGAATTCGTCAGGAAGCAATCAGAAGAACACAACTTGGAATAGCAGACACGCTCGTAGAACAAGCACAAGCAACTGCTGATGCAGCTGATGAAGCAATAGGATCTGTAAGAATGGATCCTTCACAAGGTGTAAATGCTTTACAAATACAAGAAACGATTGATAAAATTTTAGCTGGTGATCAAGCTGCAGTTGAAGAATTAGTGAATTTTGCAGAAGGTCGTGAACGAGAAACAGCAGATAATTTACTTCGATTCTCAAGTAAAGAAGATTTTATTCGAGACATGATTTTAAATTTTGGTAATCGTATTATGTCTCGTGATGGCGATATGCAAGGTAATGTTGATGATTATACTCGATGGATGGATGAAATCGCGCCTGGTATTTTACAACAATATGGATATCGTTTTGGTACACCCGGATTTGTTAATTTTGGAAGAGGAACAAGAGCAACACTTCATGGTATGGAAGCAGTTGTTCCAAGAAATACACTCGCAGGTCGTATGTTAGATGCTAACTTTGATGATAACTTTAATCGACTTGAGAGAGTTGCAAACGCAGGAGCTGGAGGTGCTGGTCACCTTATCATCAATGCTCCTACTACACTCGCACCTAACGTAAATAACGTCGGTGGTCACACAAGTTTATCTACTCACAACGTTGTAGGTGGAGGCGGTGGCGGGGGAGGCCGAGGCAACCCATACGGACTGCCATCGGCAATTAATTAACCACTCACATAAATTTCATCTTTAGGACGATACCAATTTTTTTGATTGTGTATCTTTCCTAGTAGTTGAGTGATCTGCTTCTTTTCAGTATGAAGTATTTCAGGATCACGACCGTAAGTGTTATTCATTTTAGTTCTTAATGCATCTTCAATAAGACGCACATCTTTTACGGTCAATTCAAATTGAGTATTTGGTTTCATTGATCTTATTTGTCGCCTTTGTCTGAAACAAAAGTATACATTTCTTTCGCTTTAGCCATCAATTCTTCAACAGAATAAAGCTGATAAGATTTTTGCATTTCTTCTAGGGAAGTTTTTCCTGCTTCAAACATTTTCTCAGCAAACTCTTTGTTCATGGCGTATTGCTGGTCCATATAATCTTTAGCGAGTTGAAGCATCTCCGAACGAATTTCGAAGGGATTTTTATTAGACATGATTTTCTCCTTGTGTCTGTGTTTGTGTTAAATTAGGAGCGGCCTGGCCGTAACCATAAATTAGCCGCTCCTAAAATTATTTATCCTTTAAGAAAACCCTTTTTATCGCCGATCGCGATTTTACGAGGTTTCTTTTCTTCAGGAATTACATTCTCAAGATTAATCACAAGAATGCCGTCATGATAGTCAGCACCTTTGACTACGATTGTATCTGAGAGTGTGAAGGAACGACGGAAATGACGAGCAGAGATACCTTTGTGTAGGTATTGTGTCTTTTCGTCTTGTTCGCCTTTCTTACCTTCAATATAGAGAACACCTTCTTTCAGTTCAACGTCCAATTCGTCTTGTTTGAAACCAGCTACTGCTAGCTCAATTACGTAATTGTCTTCGTCAACTTTTACGATGTTATAGGGAGGATAATTACCCTGTCCTGGTGTAGCTTCATGCATTCTATCAAGAATACGATCGAAACCAATGAAGAAAGGGTCGTTAAGTAAGTCCGCTGTAAAGCGAGTTGTATTAGTCATATGCTATCTCCTTTTTTAAGCAAGATTTATTTCGGATCCCATAAGGCGATCCTACAGTTAGTATTGTTATTATTATAACACAAGAAAGGGTTTATGTCAACCCCTTTCTTAATGTTATTTATACGCCAGTGCTTCCAAATCCACCCTCACGGTCGGATTTTTTTGCTGGAGCCTTGGCTGCTTCGCCGAGTTGATGTTGTTTGACAGGCTCAAGAATACATTGAGCTAGGCGTTCACCGTGCTCGATTGTAACTAAGCTGTCAGTGATATTCGATATCATAATGTATGATTCGTCTACATAATCAGAATCAATAATACCGACTCCATTCGACATCACGAGACCTTTTTTCAAAGCAACGCTAGAACGGATAAACATCTTCATCACGTGACCTTCAGGTATATCAAAGATAAGACCAGTAGGTACTAAACAGCGAATTCCAGGAGGCAGCTGGAATGCATCTCTCGATGATCCAACACCCTTCACAAGAATCTTTTGTTCTTTATTCCAATTGTTATATGATTTTAAATATTGACCATTTTCAATACATACTTTAACATCAAAGCAAGCAGAGCCTGCTGTAGCGTAGGCTGGAATGTCAGCCTTCTCATTCACCTTATATATTTTCATAATCACTTTTTCCCAATATTATATTTAGCTTCAAGTATCCAGTTATCTTTTTCTTTATGAGAAAGAATTTTAATTTGATTAAGTGGAGCTACTGGATCTTGAGATTGTTTTGCATCCACGACTTGAATCAATTCCCATTCTTCGAGAAGATTCACGATCGTGTTACGTCGAGCACGATCTTCGTCATTAAATGTGTTATCTTTTCCATCAAGAATAAACAATTCTTTAAAATGAAGAATTGAATAGCGTCCTTGTTTATGGAGAATATGACAAGATTGATAGAGTTTCTTTTCTTTTCGAGAAGAGATACCAATTCTTGTCAGTGTTTCTTTGATTTTAAGAAAACTGTCAGGTGAAGGAAGCTTAATTTCGATCCCTACTCCTCTAAAAATATCTTCAGTTTGCATAACTTACAGCACCTTTATTTTTTGTTGTTATATTTCTCATGCTGAAATTCACCATGACCACATGAAATATTTATTAAAAATAAATTTTCAACCACCGGTCACGAGCTTGTTATGTACCTGTTTCATGTCCTCTGGTGTCAAGGCCTTGTGGTACATTTTGGCAACTGTACGATTACATTGATACACTTGTTGAATTGCGTCAAGATCTTTACTTTTATCTGCTTTTGGCCACTTACTAAAACGTTTACGTTTACGAAGAGATCCACGATAATAATCAAATTGTGCACGAGGAAAAAGATGTGCACGTCGATTCATTTCATTTGCATGCAGAATCGTATCTTCAAAATTAGCAAAACCGCGATTAACAATATAAGGAACATATTCTTTTTCTGTCATATCGGGATTATCACTGTCACCGATCAAATCTTGCTTGGTCAGCGACACCGCATTCATAAAATCAAACGGACTATATTCTTTAGCCATTATGTACCTCTTGAATTTGTTTTAACACTTGATCAAATTCCATTGCGCATTTTTCACAAGAACTCACTTTGTGAGGACCTTCTAATGTATCCATATTAATTGTATATATTTCTTTTTTATCGAGTTTCTTTTCACAAAAATGACAGGTATGTTTGTTAATTAATTTTCCCATCCATTTGCTCATATTAGAACACCTCGAATATTTTAAGTAATACGTTAATCAACGCAAATATACTTAAACCAATACCTATAATGTTAAGCGTTTTGAGTTGCTTTACTTCTTGAAAGATCTTTTGATCTGTTGCCATGCGATCAAGAATGCTTACTTGATGTAATGAAGGAATGCCAATACCTTGTTTCTTCTCTTGATATATAAAGCCTACATTTTCAAATTCAAATGTACTTAAAACCTTATTACCTACGTCTTCTGCCTTTTCAATAATACATTGATAACCTTGCGGTAATCTATGAGCGATTGATAGATCAATAAGCATTGGAATCTTTGTGTCTGTTACAACTACGACATGTGTAGTAACTTTTTCGTGGCTATTTTGATGAAAAGAAGTTTCATGTCCAATCATTCTTGTTTCGTTAGTCAATTGATCTACAATACTGAGTTGCACTTCCATCAAGTGGCATTTAATTTTATTCTGACTTAGAATATTGTAGACAATATCACTGACACTAATACAATAACCTTCTCCCATCTTTCCGAGACCAGTTGAAATAAGATTTTCAATAACACCACATACTACTTCGTATTCTTCTAAATTCTTAAGTTCTTCACTAACAGTTATAATTGAGCTTTGTGCTTTACCATTCGATGAGTATCTTTTATTAAAGCCAAATTGGACCGGTCTATTCCATCCAGTCTTAATGTATGGTTGTTCTTTTGCCATTATTTAAAACTCGCTTCCATCATTACTTCGGTAAGGAACGCAACCATGTTGACTTCGAGATCAGCAACAAAGTTTGACTTGTATTGATAATCTGCGAGAGTTACAACAAATCCCGGTTGAGATCTAAGTTCGACTTTTTCTGTCGACATGTCATAGATACGACGAAACATCTCGTTCATATCTTGATCGCTGTTTTTAGCAACCCATTTGCGCATATTAGTGAAGTTCTTTTCTTTAAGTAGTTTAAAGAGTTCTTCAAGAGATTCTTGTTTAAGATTAACAAAGATACCTTCGTCAATACGACCTGAAGCTGCATATGATTGTAGTTCAGTTAAAACACGCCTGAAATCTGGAAAATGTTTCTCAATTACTTTAGCGACAACTTTAGGATCATGATCTACATTTTCTTGCTCAAGAATTTGTAGAACACGTTTATAGAATTGTGCTGCCATCTTAGGACGATCTTGAGTCTCGATCGTAAAGTCGATCTCAGATAAACGAGAACGAAGAGGAGAAATTATGCGATTTTTAAAGTTACAAGTAAAGATGAACCCACAATTTGCTGAATATTCTTCAATAAAGTTACGGAGTGCGGGTTGTACATTTGCTGCGTTGAGATAATCCGCCTCGTCAAAGATGACGTATTTTCGACCACCTGCCAAGGATACCGCGCTGGCATACGTGGAGATGTCATATCGAAGTGTGTCGATGTTGACATTAAGTGAGCCATTTTTAACAATATAATCGCAGCCAAGTTCATCGAGCATAGCTTTTGCGATAGTAGTTTTTCCAACACCGGGTCCACCAGTTAAAAGTAAGTTGGGAATAGAGTTATCGCTTACAAATTTTTTGAAAGCGGTTTTAGTTTTTTCGGGAAGTATTGTATCATTTATTGTCTGTGGACGATACTTCTCGACCCACAGCACTTCGTTTGATTTAGCATCAACCATTGTGTCATCACCATGTTCATATTATAATAAAAGTGCGGGTTTGTTTTGTAACGATTGCCCGCGTCGTTCTCAGACTTATTTTTTGACTTTTTCGTCAACCTTGTCAGCCATCGGTGCATCACTTGGAACATCAGCTGGTGCCATCTGTCCTTGAGGCTGTTGGCCTTGGGCAGCTGCTTGCTGTTGCAAGAATACTTCTACTTTATTACGTAGAGTACCTACACCTTGAAGTTCACGGCCTTCGAAAGCACCGCGACGGGAGGCGATATCTACAACTTGTACAAAAGTTGCGATATCATTTAGAGTCAGTTGAACTGGCTCTTGCTGTTGCTGCTCTTGTGCAGCTTGTTCTTGATCATTCATGAATAATCATCCTTTCTTATAAGTCGACTTTGTATCAATAGCAACGAAGTATTTCGCGCTATCACCTTTAAACTCAGAGATACCCTTTGCGCAAAGAGTAACCTGATAATCCTGCGGAAGAAGTTTCAAGTTGTCTGTTTTAATGACAATTGAAAACTCGTCTGCAGTTTCACCTATCTCAATTCCATAATCATCAGCATTTGCTGTGGATGTATCAACGGCTTTGAGAAAGACCTTGCCTTCTTGACCAACAAAAGCAATCTCGGTAAATTGAAGAACACCTGCTGCTTTCACAACTGATTGCAAATCATCCCAAGATACAGACACCTGCACATCCGCAGAAGGAATCGTAATCTCCTTTTCCGGTGGTGTATGAATCATTGAGACATCGGCAAAAGCGTACTTCGTACGACGTTTACCTTCGTTGATCACGAAATATTTATCTTGGAAATCTACGTCAGGATCTTTGTGAAGTGATAAAATTGACAAAAATCTTGACAAATCATAGACACACGCTTCAGCTGGAATTTGATCCGGAATTGTAGCCTGAGCAACCAGCGTTTTCTCAGGTGTAATTGTTTTCAAAACATTACCCGGCGTGAATTTAATTGACTTATTGATAGTGCTAAAGCTTTTCAATATAGTCAATGTTTGATCAGAAAATTTCATAATATAAAGACTCCTTCATTTATCTATTTAGATACTCTACCACGTTTTTTCTTTTTTGTCAACGGTTTTTTACTGCCGTATGTCTTTTGATTACTCGAGGAGTCTGCGGTAGGTGAGACGCCAAGTGAACCAATTGCTCCAAGCGAACCTTGGAAGATGTGAGATCCCACATGCATGAGTTTCATCCAAGGGCACATCCAAACTTTAATTCCAATCTCACGAGCTTTCTTACAGAAAAAGTAGTCTTCTGATAGATAACGTTTCGTGACTGGATCGATCACACAATCAAAGAACGCTGTGATTTCATTTGTTCCATCAAAATGTTCTGTACGAATGTGATCTGGTTTATAACGAAACTCGGGATAAGCTGCTGCATATCTTACGAGTGTATCCCGATGAATAAGCATAAATCCTGTTCCACCTTCTCCAATCTCAAGAGGTTGACCAATATTAAATGCTTTTAAGCCACCCACGGGATTGAATACATAATCTGCTGAGTAGTCAGCGAGTTCAAAAGGATTCTGATCACCTTTACCCGCCTTTACAGCTTTATGAACTTTTTCCCATGCAATTGTTTTCTTAGGATATGGGCCTGTAAAGATGTGATTACCAGGATCTTCTTGAGTAATATTTAAAGCAAGTAAAGAGAGAACATCTCGAGCATTAAAACCAATATCAGAATCAATAAACATGAGGTGTGTACAATTTGATCTGAGGAACTCGTCTACTACATAGTTACGAGCTCGTTGGACGAGACTCTCATTAAAGAGATAATAAAATTTAAGTGTGATTCCATTGGCTGCACATAACATAGCGAGATCTGTACAGGACTTGGTAAAAGTACCCGCACAATTTCCACCATACATCGGCGTGCCAACAAAGATAGAGTGTTCTCGAATCTTTTCGATAGGCACTTCTGTTGTTTGTTTGACTTTTTGTTCTTCTGTCATTTTTCTACTTGCTCCATATCATTTTCAGCACGATGAATTGCTTGAAGACGAAGAATATCTGCAGCAACGTCGTGTGCACTGTCGTGTGCTTTAAAATTATTGTTCCAATATTCTTCATCGGAAATCGGAACGAAACCGTTTTTCTTTGGAAAGTTAAACTTAGCGTCAATCCATGTTCGAGTGTCACGAACAGCCCAGTACTTTAAGTACTCATCAAGTGCAAAGTTCTTTCCTACTTTCCAAGCGAGGCGATCAAGAATTACAGGGTCAAATGTATTAGCACGACTCCACCAATGAGATATCTCGCCTTGTCGTTGAAGGTAATTAATCAAATCTGTAAAGAAGACTTCAAGTGTTAAGTCATTCTGTGTTGGCTTGATATTTGATCGAACTTCTTTAGGTTGCTCCATCCACCACTGGAGATCAGATTCTTTATATGTGCAACCGTGAGTCTTTACTTGATCTTCAATTGAAAGTTTTCTTTTCACTACGATTTGATTAACCAGTTCATGAAAAGAATAAGGTTGATTACAAAAACGATCCCAATCAAATGTAGCGTATGATACATCAATCGCCGGCAGTTGGTGAATGTTTTGACCAATTGTCTCAAAGTCTAATATAAAGTCTTTTTTCATATAAACGCCTCTAACGTCGCTTTTGTTTCTTGCATTTCAACCTTCTGACTATGATTATACTGCAAAATGTAGTCTGTGTCAACCAGTGGAAGCTCATTATTCAAATATTTTTTTACTTCAGTTGCCATATCAGTAGCTGTTTGCACAGGAACGTTTTGACAGATGTGATTAGCACTCTTCTTAGGATTGAGTAGCTCAAAGTCTGTAGGAAGACCCATAATCGACATTGCTTCACGATAGTTGATATATCGATCATGTACTGGGTGTGTTAACATTGTAGGATAATGACCAACAAAAGCACCGATTTGTCCTTTTGGAATAATCGTGCCGCGTCTCATAATGTTACCACCAGCTTTAAGTTTATCGTATCGATACTTACATTTCTCGACTTCTTTGTCGTATCCTTTCTTCTCCATCCATTCGCCAACTTGCATATAGTCATATCCCATACGTTCTATATATGAGAATACATCGGCGTTTCGAACTTTTTGAGGCTCGCAGATTTTTGCAAACTCAGCATGAGTAATACCGCCATGAATATGTTCTAAAATAAATTTATAATAAAGATCGTCTTGAGAAGGAATCTTTTTATTAATTACTTCTGATTGAAAGTTTGACTTTGAAGCTTCGAGTATTACGTCTTCAATCTGCGGAGCTTCTCGATTATACCAATTCATGATCGGTGTTTTATCACCTTTCCAAAAGAAGTAAAAAGAACGCTCACGAATTTGAGGACCACCATGAAGTGCAGTCTTTGTTCTATAGACTGACATAGTGTATCCATTGTCTTTACCAATTTGTCTGATTTGATTACGAACTGTATCACCAATTTTTCCAGCAAAGCCAGGCGCATTTTCTCCCCAGAAAACTGCAGGCTTTAATTCACCTAATACATAATTTGCTGTCTCGGTCATCCATCGGTTGTTTTGATTGTCATCACCAAAACCGTGAGAAAGTTGAGATAGACCTGCGCAAGGACATACAGTATGTACTACATCTACCTTTTTAGAAGGCTTAGAACCTTCGTCAAGAAGGTGAAAAGGTACATCCGGCATATAATTACGGATGTGGCTATCATTGGCTTCAAAGTCTTTATAAGATAAGAAATAATCAGGTTTCTGGCCAAACGCTGCAGTGGCACCTAATGTTTCGCCACCAATAAGTGGTACGATCGAAGCATGGCTAATCATAGGTTCTCCTTTATAGTATTCATGAGATCCTGGAATGTAGCGTCAGCGTCTTGATGATCTTTGTAAAATTCATAAGCCATTTCACGATATTCATTACGCATAACTGGATCATTTGCCAGTTTTCTCATTTGTTCAAGTGTTTCGTCGTTGCCAGTGCCGTCAGCATGCAACCACAATGTACCATTATTTATGCATTCTGTAAGAGGCTTTCCTTGTGTACGGTGCACACACACTTCACCGTATTCACGACGAAAGACTGGAACAGCACCAGCAGCGACGATTTCTTGATGAGTATACTCAATGGAGCGTTCAATATATTTGGGCTTAAGGATACTTAACTGATAACCAAAAGCAACACGTGACATACGATGCATCAAATCATCATTAATAAAGGTGCTGAACACGGTTGCTTTATCACCATATCGGTTACTCATATCAAGTAGACCAGCATCTTGATCTAGCTCATCATAAAAATCGCTAAGTTCCTTAAACCCGAGCCAGGCAGGTGATTTCTCTATACCTTCGAATGTAGTCAACCATCCTTCTTTAGGATTGTTGGCGTTGTGCCATTCGAACATAAGCTTGTATCCTTTCCACGAAGTTGTTCGACCAATCCACTTGTGATGGAAAGAGTCTTGTTCTTCAATAGGTTTCCAGTATTGAGCTCGAATTCCATCGAAGTCAATACCTGGTTGGAAAGGGAAAATCTTTTTTACTTCATCATCTAAGAAAGAAGCAAGCCCACCCGATCCAGTGTGTTTACGAACTTCTTCTGAGAAGTCATTACTGGTCGAGTGAGCGAAGATGATGTCTGCTGCATCAATCGCTTCTCCTAACGCGCCATTTCGACGGATAGAATAGACGGTGTGATCGTGTTGAATAAGTACAACAGGTTTGTTGAATTCTGATAAGGCTCTAATCCAGTTCTCAACTGCTTGAGCACCTGAGCCTTTACCACGACCAGTGTCTTTAGATGGAAGGGAATTCACAATGATTGCGTCTGATTGATTACACTCGGTAATCATCTTATCAATTAACGCCGAGTCAGAGAACTTGAACCAATCAAATTCACCGAGATCATGTGCATTTTTACGAGAGTAATTTTTATCTTTTGCTGCGTAAACTTTTACGTTATATCCATTTTTACGAAGCCATTTTACTTGCTCGACTGTGTATTTGGTTACTCCACAACCTTCAACACCTCGAGCCATAATCACTGAGATATTATTCATTTATATAATCCTTGCATTCACCTAGCGTTTGAGTTACGTATTCTTTGTCATTCATCAACCGATTCCTTGGAGAAGGATGCGGTAATTTAAAATGCGATATATTTATGCGATCAAGACAAGAGCTTGCGAAAGAACCTAATGCAATCACTTTATCATGACTTCGTGCAGTTTCTTCGAGAACATTCCATTCAACATCTCGAAAAGAGACATTTCCTCTTTCTTGAACACAATTCATGAAAGAAAAGTTTTTAATTCCTAATTCATCACACCACTTATGCAAGCGATCAATCGTATGATTTTTATAGTGAAAGGCTTTAGGATTGTTGCCTGGATTTTGTCCTACAATGAGTATCATAATATATCAATATAACTTATTTATGTGATTATGTCAATCTAAATATGTAATTTCTACGCCTGCTTCTTCAAACATTGGAACAGATTGTTCAATCCATACTTCTTTCCACTTAAGTGATGCGTCTGAAGGATATTCGACAACAACACGTCTGACACCAGCTTGGATCACACACTTTGCACACGCGGGGCATACTGGTAGTCCGTAAACATAAAGAGTGCAACCTTTTACAGAAACACCATTATATAAAGCATTCATTAATACATTCATCTCAGCATGAATGATTCGTGGATACTTTTCATCACGGTTCGTCAGACGTGCTTCGCTGTCATCGATCCCGCGTGGAAACCCGTTATAACCTGTAGCAAGAATACGTCTTTCATCATTGACAATGACTGCACCAATTTTACTTGATGGATCCTTACTCCAAGTTGCTACCATCTTTGCTACATCAAAGAATCTCTTATCCCATTTAGATCTTCCTTTATTCAAATCTTTTTGATCTTCTTCTTTCATTCTTCTCAGCATGTAGTCATGGTAGCGTTCTTGCATTAATCATTTCTCCATTCGATCACGGAGTCCCAACGGAAAGAACGCCATCCGTCCTTTTCTACGTCATAGACAACCTGAACTTCAGGATTTACTTTTCGTACCTTCTTTTGAGAAAGAGGGTCTTCTTTTGTAGCGGGAGGAGTGAGATCTCCGCATGTCGTACAAAGCATTGTACGCTCATCACCGCTTACTTTTTTAAACTTAACTTTCACTACACCTTGCGCAAGTGCTTCTTGCATCAATTCTTTATTGGGTTCTTTAATTGGTGGTAAGATCATAATATCATTCCTTAGTAAACAAGATTAAAGTGACGTTCGTAAACGTGTAAATTCTGGACTTGCCAGATCATTTGGCCAACATCAATGAGAGGTCTGTTCACAAGGTTCAGCTCGTCGTTGATGTCAGCAACAAGATTTTCCATTACATATTTTTGCCATGCGTAATCATTGCGATAACCAAAGACTACGTCATTGCTACGCATTTGTACCACAGCATGAAGCAGGCCGTCACGAATATAGTAAGTGACAGCATTGGTGCAAATGAAATCGTTTTTGCCATTATCTTCAAAATCAGTCCAAATACTAGGACGATTGTAAATACAACTAGCGCGTCTGCCATCAGGATTCTCCAATAGTTCTGTTAGTACGCGTTCATATTGTGAACCATACTTTTCTGAGTAGATGAGATAACCATAGTTTGAATTGATCTCGCCGTACTCGTTTGCTGAATACTTCCAAGCTTCAGGTGATTTACCATAAATTTCTTTCAGTGTGTTGATGTTCGTAGATTGAGATTCGTACCACTCAATCTCAGCATCAATATAGTCTTGATTAGGTTCACCAAAGATTGCGTTTTCATCAGCGATAAAACTAGCACCAAGTAACTCAATTGTTTTTGCACCAGTTTTATCGATTGTAAATGCTTCATCAGCGAGTTCACCAATGAAGAAGTTACGAATATCATTTACAGAATTGAGTTTCATTTTTCATCTCCCATTTCTTCAAGCATATCTTTGAGCGTATCAGTATCGAGTCCTTTCGCTGTATCAACCTGATTGTTGATCAATGAAGTGTCAACATTAGTTTCAGTATCATTACCTGAGTTTCTACGATTGAAACAATCATTACCAACGATTTGACCATTGATACCGCCACGAAGATAAGACACAAAAAATGAAGTATAATTAATTAAATCTTTAGCACTGTCTTCGAGACTTTCAAAATTAGGAGAATAATCATCACTTTGCATAGCTTCCATTACTGATTTCATGCGAAGCATTTTAGCATGCATGATATCATGAATAGTTGTAATACCGTTAGGATAGTAGTCAGCTTGACTTACTGTACTATTAGGATTTTGATAATCACGAGATTTTTTGAGTTGTAGCTCAGCACACTCGTGTAAAACTTTTACGGATTCGGGTGTATTACGTGACATTAGAGAACCTCCACATTGAATTCATAATTTATAATATCATATTTATGAAATTTGTAAACCATTAATTTAAATAATACTCACAATTAGGATCTTGTCGATGAGCGTAGTACATCTGACCTTCGTTGTACATCGACTTCTTGATATAATTTTGAAAGTTGTTATTCACTTTCGTTTTAAACATCCATTCGACTTTGAACTTCCAATCTGAGACTCGAAGATAATCACCTACGATGAATTGTTCTACGATATCTGTATTTTTTAAGAACGTTTTTACGTTGTTTTGATTATACCAAGAATAGAACTTTGTATCTGAGTTGTTCATAAATCTCATTCTTTTGACTTCTGTACGTAGGCCATCAAAAAGAACATCCCAACAATAAGAGTCTCGATCACCTACATTAAAAGGCTTAGGATTTAAGATACCACCTTGATCTTCAAGAGCGTATTCGAGAATTTTTCCTGAGAGTGTAGCGGCGTGTACTTGTTCGTAACTGCGACCTCTTCGTCTCACAGGACAATTGAACATCTCAGTAGCCATTTCTTCAATAGCGACTTGACGTTCTTGAGTAATTTCAACTTCACAATTTTGTATATTCATTAGATTGATCCGTAGCGTTGTTTCCAGGCTGATCCAACTGTGCCGAGACCAGTTCCTGATAGATATACTTGCCACATAATTCTCGAGACTTCTTTCGAGCTAGGTGCGACAGAGATGTCGTATTCTAATCGATTTTGAACAATCTTTTTTGTTTTCTTGGGATCAATAAGACTAACTGCTACCTCACGAGATTTTTGTAGAGGGAGTTTGTCGAGTGATTGGAGTGCGTCCATATCCATGTGTGTGTGCCTTTCTTTTTAATTTGATAAGTATATTATATACTATAACGAATCAAATGTCAACCGTTTTTTGTGATCCATTCTTTAAATTGACCACTAAAATATTCTGCGTCTTGGCGATATTCGAAGTAATAAGTATCTTCGTAATTATCTGTATATTCAACTACTTTCCATTGTTGAGGAAACATCTGAATTTTACATAAGCCTTTTGCTCGAGAACGCATGTCAGAGTGGACAGAAACTGGATGGTTGTTTCCAGTCTTCATCCACTTATTTCGATATTCGAAGATTTCTTGAGGTGTCATAAAGCTGCTCGTGATTTTTGCTTTATTTGATCTTTTACCATTTGTGATACAGTCGCTAAACACTTCGGAGGAAGTTTTTTCAAGAGATCTTGTATCTTCAACATGGTGTCTAAGTTAGTCAGATCAGGTACATTAGATTTTTTCATAGCTTCCTTTCTGGCGACTATGCAGCCGCCTTGGTACTCAAGTAAGGCTTCCTTGCCTTACCAGTGTTAGGAGAAACACGCACCGCGTATTCCTTCTTAAACTCAGCGTACTCAGGATCGTCCTGAGCAAGAGAGTCCAACCACTCGTCTTCGGTTTCCCAATGACAAGGGAACTCTTTCCAAGAAAGATTGTTCTCAGAAAAACCGGCCATTACGAAAGCCACCGCGTCTTGAACACGATCAAGACCTTCGACGATGTAGGTGTCTCCACCTTTCATCTTCCAATAAGCCATGTTATCAGAGAACTTACCGCTCTCTGAGTGAGCACCGTAATTCTCAAGTGTTTGTGTGTGTACAACAAAGTTCATAATTAAGCTCCTTTCGCTTCTTTTAGAAATTCTTCAGCTTCAGCCAGTTCAACACCAGAAACTTTTAAAAGTTCCTCAACGTTAGCTGGACCGAATACAGTACCAATGCGTGTTAAAGCTTCACCAAAAGAAGCCATACGATTAGTACGACCGATTTGTTCATCAGTCAAACCTTTCATTGGCATGGTCTCAGAGATCGTCATAAGTTTACGACCAAGAGAAGCCAGTTTAAGTTGTTTAGGAGTTGGGTCATAGTAACTTGTATGCATGTGTGTGTTCCTTTCAATTACCATTTGATATATCTAATATAATCCTTTTCGTAACAAATGTCAACCGTTTTTGCAGTTTTTTTTCAATTTTTTTGCAGCCAGAAACCCTTGAAAAATAAGGGTTTTCTGAAAATGCTGCATTTTTTTTGAAAAATTAACCGACAAAAACACCTTTTCCTTCCAATTCAGCCACTTTTTTCATCATCGCGTGATGATCTTTTGCAGCTTTATAGTGAAGAAGTTCGAAACCTTTGTGCATCTTAAAGGCGTTATTCTCAACGTAGTGCCAGCTACAACCTACGCCTGGATCAAAAGCTGGAGGAGATTTGAAGAAGTAGATATACTCTTCTCCAGCATCACATCCATTGATCAGAAGATCATACTCGTCTTTAAAATAAAGTGGATGAGATAAAGGCTCACCTCTGTCTCTACCATAATAAAGGTTCATATCTGAGTATTTTTCATCACGAGAATCAAAATCATGTTTCTCACCGATTACACTACCCCAAGTAGAGGCATCACCTAATTTAATCGCCTCATGTAACACCTGATGATTACTCCAGTTTTTGATTAGGTTATACCCTAGTCCTGCAGGATAACCGTCATAGTGTACATAAGAAGAAAGTATTTTACCGTTAGTTAACTCGATTGCGACTCTTGCTCTAGTACCCATTAGTCAGCCCTACTTTCTACAGTAATACCAGACATACCGTTAGCAATTAAATGTTTAGCGAAAGCTTCACAAGCGATCTCTTTAAGATCCATAGACTGTGTGAAAGAATATTGATGATCGTCCATGATATCATAATATGAAACAGAATAACCACCGTTCCAACCGGCCATACCAACGCCGCATTTCTTTAAGAGGCTCACAAATTTACCTCTAGCAGGTTTGATTTTAACGTTAGCAAAACCACAGTACAAAGGCTCACCGTAATTTTGTACATAATCTTCAACTGCTTTTTTAGCAGCGATACAAGCTTCGGTCCAAAGAACTGAAGGTTGTTTCATATCTTTAAGTTTTGATTTGTTCATGTGTGTGTATTTCCTTTCGATTATGATTATATCTTACACCATTTCGAAACGAATGTCAACCGTTTTTACGGTTTTTTTTCAGTTTTTTTTCGCCCGGAAACCGTTGAGAAATAAGGGTTTTCAAAAAAACTTTAATTTTTTTCAATTTTTTTCAGAATAATTGACCCATTTGTACCGCCAAATCCGAAAGAATTTGACATAATTACGTCTACAGGAAAGTCGCATCTCTCCATCACGATAGGATATCCTTCTGCTTCTGGATCGAGTTCGTCAATATTAGCTGAAGCCGCGATAAAATTATGGTTCATCATGAGAATAGAGAAAATTGCTTCATGTACACCAGCTGCTCCTACGCCGTGGCCAGAGAGAGACTTAGTAGAACTAATCATCGGCATATCATCACCAAACACGGCTCGAATTGCTCGAAGCTCTACGATATCACCTTTAGGTGTAGCAGTGCCGTGAGTATTAATATAATCGATCTTATGATTATCTGCATTCGCGAGTTGCATACATCTCATAGCACCTTCACCAGAAGGAGCACTGATATCGAACCCATCAGATGTAGCACCATAGCCTACGATTTCTGCATAGATCTTAGCACCTCTCTTCAGTGCGTGACTATATTCTTCAAGAACTAACGCGCCTGCTCCGCTTCCAATTACGAATCCATCACGATTTTTATCATAAGGTCGAGATGCTCGTTCGGGTGTGTCATTATATCGAGAAGAAAGTGCTCGAGCTGCGTCTAACATGCCCGCAAGAGTCCAATGTTCTGCTTCACTTCCTCCTGCAAAAATAATGTCTTGTTTACCAGCTTGAATTTTTTCATAAGCTTCACCAATACAATGTAGACTCGTAGTACAAGCCGAAGCGATTGTAAAACTTAATCCTTGAATTTTAAAAGCAGTAGCGAGGTTTGCAGACACCGTCGAGTTCATTGTTTTAAAAACTCGATAAGGACCTACTTTAGGAACACCACGGTCACGAATAGTGTCTGCTGCTTCATGTTGTTGTTGAGATGAACTACTACTTGATCCCATGATGAGACCAGTTCGAGGATTTGATACAAGGCCTGGTGTTAATCTAGCGTCCTCGATCGCTTGTTTTAAAGACAAATAAGCGAGTCCAGCAGAAGGACCCATAAATCGATAGATGTTGTGAGGAATATGTTCTTCGGGATTTAATCCACAATTACCTGAGATTGTACTTCTCATATTTACCACTTCAAAGGGCTCATTATGAGTAATACCTGACTTACCTTCGTAAAGGCTTGTCTTCACAGTTTCTAAGTCATTGCCAAGACACGAGTTTATACCCATGCCAGTTACAACTACTCTTTTCATCCGCATTATCTTACTTTTTGAATCATGTTTTGAGCTACGACTTCTGTCGGAATAATACGCATCTTTTGAACTTTAGGATCAAGACTTCGAATCAAGTAACGAAATCCACGAGGTTCAACAACTTCGTATTCACCTTCTTCACCTTTTTCACGATATTGTTGCTTAATCACAACAACATCACCTGCTTTAAATTTTGCCATCAATCACACCTTTCCTTATCACGATTATGCTACCGGGCTCGGTTTTTTGATAACTCTCCGCAAGTTGTTTAGAATTACAGAGAGCGATTCGTTTACCATCTTTACTTACTACTTCGTATCTAGTCATTAGAAGGTTTCACCTGTAATGATGTTAGTAATCGGTACGTCACCTAGTGCTGCACGTGCCATTGCTTGCTCTTCAGCAATTTGTTCAGGTGAACGAGCTGCTTGAGCACGAACATATTCTTGAAGAGACTTCTCAACATATATATCACGTGCGTTACGAGTAATATCTACAGTTTCCTGTGATACAAGATCTGCGTCTAGCAATTCTGCCATCGCATCATCCATCAATGGGCGAAATTCACCAGAATCGAACAACCAACCGGCTGCGCCATCTTGGAATTTTACTTCACCTTCATTAAAACGGTCAATGATGTAGCTCATGATGTATCCTTTCAATTATCTACATATCTATACTAATCTATCCTGAAGAAGATGTCAACCGTTTTTTTGCAATTATTTTGAATTATTTTTTGTTGATAAATAAGGGTTATAGGAGGTATATATCATGAAATACTTTATTACTGGAGCTCGAAGAGGTCTAGGTGCTGCTTTAGCAGATTATTATGGCAACTGCGGAGATCTACACGAGTGTGACGTCTTTATTAATTGTAAACATAATGGTTTCGAACAAGTTGAACTTCTCTATCACGCGGCGAGACTCAAGAAGAAAATTATCAACATCGGATCAAATAGTCCTGATCAAGACAAATCGCTACCGCATCCTTATCAAGTCGAAAAAGCAGCTTTAGACAAAGCAAACGAGCAGCTGTTTTATCAAGGTGTTGATACGACAATTGTTCGCTTTGGATATTTTGATTCTCCTCGAGTAGCAGAGGTTGATGCTCCTAAGATGTCAATTGATTATTGCTGCTCGGTAATTCATTGGATTATTAATCAACCTCACCGAGTAAAAGAAATTACTATCGTACCTTAATCCAAGGGAATCCTACTCGAACACCGCTGTCTTCACCGGGACGATATCTTCCCCACTTGTTCATGCTCGATTGTTTCCATTCATGGTCAAACGTAGCGTGATCAACTACATTAAAGATATAAAGTTGAGGATGCATCGTCCAAGGTTTAAATTTATCTAAAAAGATATAGTCACCACCGTATTCACCACCGTGAGCGAGTTCGGCGTATCCTGTTCCTTGTTCCCAGAATAGCACTTTTGTGCAGATGTATGTGTTAAAAGCGCATTTATATGCACTTTGTTTATCTACATCGTCTTGAAGCCAAGTATAATTTGAGATCTGACCGGGTTCTGTTGCAATTTTTGTATGAGGAAGTGAAGAAAAATGATACATCTTTGTAGGATCCAGATCATGATTCTTCAAAAACTGTAGAGACTGAGGAGCAACAACTCGATCTAAATCAATATTTAAATTCCATTCTGTCTGAGTTTCTTTCATTAATAAATTACGAGCGCCATTGCAATTCCAACCTACATCTTCTGTCACTCGATAAAAAGACCAATCACTTGGTACTTCTTCGTCAGGAAGAGGAACTTCTTGAGATCCATCATCTATAATTGTAAAATGAAAACCTTTTGTATCTAAAGCAAGATAATAATCTCGAGTCCATCTAAAAAGATCTAAATTATTATAATAGTTATAATTAATCGTGATCATAAATAACCTCATCTAAATAAGAGATATCACCAGTGTAAAAGATACTTTGAAAATTTTCTTTATACATTAACTCGACTTGTTGATCATGTACATGCCAGTTCTCAAACAAATCAGGTCTTCCTTTTTTCAAGCGTTTAAAAAATCCTGCGTTTTTATCTCGAGACCAAATCACAAGAGGAAATCGGTCAAGTGTAGAAAGTGTGAATTGAAGTTCTTGGAAATCATCTGTTTTATCTAAAGGTTTTTTACTATCTGTTCGATATTCTTTAAATACATAATAACGACTAAAGACTCTCACAACGTTATCAGAACAAATTTCTGTTCCTGAGACTTGCACTGGCTCGTCTCCGTCCATCACGAAATTAAAATTATACATTCGTCCTAAGTTTAATTTATGAAGTCGATAATTCACTGCTAGGCGATCTCCAATACTATCAAGTTGAAGTTGTCGAAACAACTCTGTGTAGTCGCCCGGTTGTTTAATACCTTTCAAAATGTAGGGTTTTATTTTTAACTTTTTCATACATATCCAGCCATTTAAGTAAAGTGTTCCATTCGGCTTCATCCCAAGGTTGAAGCAATAAATTATATATGGGTTGAGTATCAATTGGACTTTCTTGAATATCGTCAAGAACTTGATAAGCTTGATCTTTTGCTCGAGGATGCATATTTCGAATACATAAATGCTTAGGCTCGTAAACAAATTGATAATTAAAATGATCAAAAACTTGAGAGTATTCAAGAATTTCTTTAAGTTGTAAGATGTTTAGAGATTGGAGAGCAAGCAATCCATTAATTTGAATCTTTTTTGATTTCATCCATTCGATGTTTCTTTGATACATATCCCACTTTGATTCTGTTCGAATGAGCTCGTGTACATCACCTAAGCCATCAAAAGATAGATTATAAATGATGTTAGGATTCCACTCGTAAAACTTTTCATAGAGTCTTGTGTCTACACTTCCGTTTGTGCTCACAGCAATCTCTACATCCCAATTCACTCGTTGAATCAGGTCTTGCATCTTTTTAGTTAATAAGACTTCACCACCCGATAATTGTAAGAAGTCAACTTCTTCATTAATAAAATCAATTAACGAATTAAACTTTTCTTCATCTGTAAGAGGAAACTCAAGATTTGATTTATCTGCGTATCGATCAGAAGCAACAAGATCTCCATACTCTGTTTCTTCTCTGAGTTTCTTCGCGAAATGAGACCACTTAGAACTCAAGTGAGAAGAACAGTGATTACACATTAAATTACATTTATTACCAAAACCTGATATCTGTAACGAAAATGAATTTCTAAGCATGTCATTTGAAAACATTCGAAGTCTTCGAGAGTTTCCTGCTTCTTTTTCACTTCGAATACATCGTTGGCATTGATGAAGAATATCGGGATTTGAATAAGGATCTCCATCCTTCATATCTGCACGAATCTTTTTCATTTTTTCCGAGTTCCATATCTCACGAGGTGTTGTTGTGAGATATGTCTCCGGCATCTGCATTGCTTCACAACATAATCGATAATGCCCTTCTAAATCAAGAGACATTGAAGAGAATGGATGAAGACACCAAACCATTTAATTTCTCCCAAGTGTAATCTTTTATATGTAAAGATATCTGTAAAAAATATCTTTCAATCCCTTTATCTTTTACGCAGTGTGGAATTTTTGCATGAGGAATACTCGGACAACGATATGTATGTGAATAAAGTATTGAATCTTCATTTTCCATATTACTCAAAAAGTGAATTGTATGTGAAGGTGGATCAATCGGAAAAAGTAATACAGCATCTCGTGTTTGATCTGTATGTGGAGAAATCCAAGCATCTGCTGCTTTATGAGTTAACCAATAAGTCGGAGGTTTACTCCACTCTTTATGCTCATGAAATTGATCCATGAAATCTCTTATTTCTTTTTGGTCGTATGTAACTTCGAAACAGCTAACACCTCGCCAAGGATCATTTGTTCCTTGATCGTAAGGATAGTTTTCTTTTAATCCTTTTAAATCTATAGTATTCTCAAGCCAAGGAAGCTCAATAACCCATTTAGACATGAAACATTTTACCTGATTTATAGTGTTCAACTACATCATTAAAATTCCAAGTAATATCTCCAAAGTTTACACGAAAAGAAAGCATACGTCTCTCACGTCTTTCTTCTACTGCGTGTGGGTGTTTTGTGTTTAAAAAAGTCGGGCAACGATATTGGTGCCGAAACACTTCTTTATATTCAAAAGGAACATCATCTTCATAAGGGCGATGATAAAAATCTGTGTCTTGTCTTTCCATTCCTTCTTCACATTTATCTACATATACGATATCATAGTCTAAAGGAAGTATTGGATAAATGAGAACAACATTGCGGCCGGGAGCGTTGTCGATATGAGGTCGCATCCATTTACCTTCTTCTTTTACAGTAAGATAAGGTGTTATGTCTGTACCCTCGTCTACATACTTTCGATCAATACGATCAATTGCGGCTTGAATACGAGGATCTCCATTTGTACGCCACCATTTCTGACCATCCCAATTTCTTTGATCGTCAGATAAAAGCTCGCCTCTTAGATCCCACAATTCTTCTCGAGGAGGAAGCCAATCTATAAATTCTGGAGCTTCTATAATATATTCATTTGCTATAGGATTTTCAATCATGTTTTGCTACTTTCCTTGTAATGCTGTAAATAAATCGTCGTATAATACATAATCTTTATACTTCTCAATCGACCGATCTAGAAGCTCGTGATGTTTCTCAAGGTCTAAAATTCCAGATATAATAATCTGACAACGATCAGCCATTGGAAATCCACGATCAGCTCCATGTTCATAAACACTTCCATCATACACAAAAGTATCTGTATCTCTTGGAAGTACTGGATAAACCTTTGTAGCTTCACTATCTCGAGACAAATAGAATACTTCTTCTTCGGGTTCTGTTACATCACTCCATCGTATTCGATAACAAGACGGAGACTGCATACGTAAATAAGGTGTTGCGTTAAGAGGCTCGTCGTAGTGTGCTACAGTCGCAGCAGGAGGAGCGACAAAACTTAATTGTCGAATACTTTTATAAGGAAGTGCTTCAACAAACTCACGAACATGAGGCATCTCTTTATCTACCCAACCAAACCACTCACCATCCATCTCAGGTTCGTTAAAGTGATTTGCTTTAAGAAAAAGTACTTCACCAGCACCATGTTCACAACCAAATGTCGTACCCGGATATTGTTTTAAGAGTGCTTCACTTGTTCTTAAATCATATACTTGTTGTTTATCTACTTCAAGCTTGGGAAGATCAATCGGCGTATAGACAATACCTTTGTAACCCATATAAGGATCATTGATTTGAAGCTTATCATAAGTTGGTCGATCACCGGGTGGATCTAAATTTGAATACTTGCGCTGACTTACATCAACAATTCTTTTTTCTATTCTATATCGTAACGTCAAGAATCAATCTCCTTCCAGCAAAAATATCACAATCGATGAGTTTATCTGTTACTGTATAATTAGAATAATATTTATCGAGATCTTGAGTGATAGTGTTCAGAATAAGCTTGTCGTCCCAGTGCTTTTGTTCGTGCCAAGGTTCTTGAATAATTGCGTGTTTTGCTTTATAGAAATTAATGACCCATTCAAAAAATTCAAAGTGTTTTTCTAAATATAGAAGCACACCACTAAAGATCACGGTGTCGACAGGAAAATCTACAAGAAACGTTTCTCGATCATTCCAACTCTCACAACGAAACTCAATGTTATCATAATTTGCCCACTCATTTTGAGCGATTTGAATAGGCTCTACCGATGTATCAAATCCCATGTATCGAAAGTCGTGGTGATTATCCATAAATTGTAAAATAGGTCCGTGACGACAACCAACATCTACAATTCCTTTTGAATTCCAATGTTTACAAAGTTCTGCTTGATATGAAAAAATCGGTGCGGCTTCTTTTGTGTCAAGATACCACATATCTTTCATAGCGTAGTCTTCTTTGAGAGGAACTCGACGAGCTCCTTCTTCGTTCTCCGCTGTTCGAATATCAGGCCAAGGTACTTCTACCATACCCACACCACGAAAGAATAACGAGTTCCTCGCGTGACTTCATTGACTTTATGAGGATATAAAAAATTAGCTGGAAAAATCATTGCTTCTCCTGCGTTTGGATAAAAAGTTTTATCTTCCCAAAACGTAATTCCTCCACCTTCGTAGTCGTCATTCAATGCAACTAAAAGAGTAAGAATAGGAATACCTCTACGTGTTCCATCAAACTGATTACGAACGTGATCGCAGTGTGTATCCATTCCTGTTCCAGTAGGATACTTAATGTAATGAACTTTACTGTTTCCAGTCCAATAAGAGAACCACGGAATGTCTTTTAAATAGTTTTGAATATAACCATCAATCACTTCTCCGACTCTCTTTTGAATCATTTGCTCAACCTCATGTTCTGGCCAGAGGCGACAGTCATAATAAGGAATTTCGGGATTTTCTGCAACGCAGATGTTATCCTTAGGACTAGTGTAAGGATACTCACGCCACTTATCGGCGTTATTCAATTCTGTAATTACCATTTCACAAGTTTCTCGATCAAAGAATTTTGTGCGCTGAAAATATGATTCTAAATTTAATTCCATAGCCTTTTATAATCGCAAGCGATTCTCCATAATAATCTTGGACCCATTACAGGTGTACGTCTATGTAAAGAAGTAAATTGATCCATTAATAATAGATCACCTTCTTGAAATATATGATGAGTTTGATATCTGCTCTTAAATATTTTTGGAATGAGTTCCTTGATTAAAGGTTCATGATCAATCTTCTTCTTTCCTTCCCAAGCACCACAAATAAAATGATAAGGGAAATAAAAATATTTTTGACCAGTGTGAGGATGATCGCCAATAAGAGGACGGATGCTTCCTCTGTTCTTGCTCATAAATTCGAGTTCTGGATCACCTTCCTCAAGTTTATACATTGTATTATTTTTAAATTTAATTTTAATTCGAATGCTTTCATAATACTCGCGTTCTTTGAGCGTCATATCATAATAAGGTTGACTTGTGTTACAGATACTTAAAGTCGTGTTAGGATCACCTTTTACACAATAAAGAGCGATCAAAATTTTATCAATTAAGTGCCGACTATTACCATTTGAATGCCAGCCTAATTCACCATCACCGAACATCCCAATCTTATTTCCTTTAGGATCTCGTTCACCACTTACAATAAAGACTTCAGGATATTCTTTGTCGTTCATAAACAATCCGGGTGTTTCACACTCGCCGATTCGTTTAAAAAGTGTTGTAATCTTTTCTTTAGTGAGATCTTGTTCGTTAAAGATCTGAAGGCCTTCAGTCTGTACTCGTGAAAGCGTTTCTCTTAACTTCGAGTCGTCAAAATCATAAACTTGCGATATCATCTGTACCATCCAAACTAAACATTAATGCAATACGAGGTTGATCACTCATATTCACCACAGCATGAGGATAACCAATATTTAAGAAGTATGCATTTCCATCTTCTAAATTATATGCTTCAAATTTACCATCACGCTTAAATAAGTTAATAACATTTTTTCCACCGTAAATAGGCACAATGCAACGT